CGGCGTGCCAGTAGTGGTGTGCAGAAGTGTTCAGACCGACTTCGCGACACCAGATTGCCCGTAGTCCACGAACATGACGTGGTCCAGGGCGGGGGTGGACATCTCGAGGCCCACCCGTGCGTGCTTGGCGAACTCCATGAGCTCGGCTGCCAACATCGGGGCAGCGCGGTAGCGGCGACACCAAGACTCCAGGGAGACGTGGACCGGCGGGTGCTCCTCTGGCGACTCGGCCTTCCAGACGGCGATGTTCTCAATCCTCTTCGCAACCTTCAAAGTGAGCGCGGCGTTGGCGCCGGTGAAGGCGAATCGCTCCTTGAGCTCAGTCACAAAAGAGTTGACGAGGCGAGGGAAAGTGCCGTTGAGGTGCTGACGGTTGAACTCGTTGGCGCGGACGAGCTGATCACCGCGACCGGGTAGGTCTCCTTTGCAACGGCCACAGCTGCGAAAGTAGACACCGAGGTTGAGCACAGGTTTCCAACACCCGTTGACGTCTTGGTGCGGAGAATGCTTCAAGAACTGCAGATCCTCGATCTCCGTGCAAACCCCGACCTCCAGGAGGTAACCAGCGCGGCGACCGGCCTGTTTTATGACTTCAGCGAAGGCCTCCTCGTTGTTGACTTGAGAGAAGTCGGCTTCGGCGAGCGAGAGGTAAATCAACCAGTTGGCGAGGTTGTTGATGGCGGTGGTGATTGTTGACCCGGAGAAGAGCATGTGTTTCTTAGGGCGCAGCTTGACGTACGTCCTCTTGTCGAGCTTCCCGTTCTTGTAACGATGGATCTTGAAGTCGCTTTTGCACTGCGCGATCAAGGTGGCGCCAACATCACGTAAGCCCATATCACGGAATAACTCGAAGACGGCGTCGCCGTGCGACTTGTCGCAGGACTTGATATCCAGGTTGGCGCGATACACCTTCCCGTGGATGCGGATGGAGAAGCAGGCGTCATCACTGAAGCACGTGAATTGGCCGCGACCGACCGGGGCGATGAGCTCGTCGAAGGCTTGGCACATCGGTTCATACCCCGGCGAAGGAACGAAACGATAGTTGACCTCTGCGTATCGGTAATTCATACCGGCGAAGGCTTCTTTCAACAACTTCGTGTAAACGAATCCTTGAAGGGAGGCGGCCACTCCGAGGTCGCCGATGCACCGCGGCTTCTTCAACCATTTAGCGAACTCTTCGCGTTTCAGTTTGACGACGAGCGTTTTCGAACCTCCGGGGCGTCCGAACCACAATTCATCGAAGACCTCACCAGACTCAAGGATTTCACGCCATGCGACAATGCGGAGGTCGCGCTTAGCGTGGGGGTCGGCGTGGTGCTCACGCGCGGCCTCGAAAATCCCTTGATAGTCGGCGAGGTAAGGGAGGATGGACGCGCGAAGGAGCTCGATCATCGGCTGATGGTTCTCAATGAAACCGCGTTGCGCGACGCGCATGGTGACCTGGAGCGGCAGGTCGTTCTCGAGAGCACCGAGCAGGCGCATAGAGGCGAGCGCCATAGCGCGATCGCAGGCGGCGTAAGTGATACTGGAATGAGCGACGATCGGACCGAAGTTGGTGCGATAGAATTGGTCGCCGTCAACGTTGGGATGATCCGTCGCATCGAGGAAGTGCCCTTCATGTTTAGAAAACCAGCAAAGACCGTTCTTAAACCACGCCTCCCCTTTACACTTCACCATCTCGACGTCGCCGCTCGGGACGAAGGTGCTGAACTCTTCCTCGAGTCCGCAGTTGACAGCGCGAACCTTGGTCAACGAGAAACTTGTCCATGATCCATGAATAGGGACGAGATCAACCGGAACGTTGACCAGGACGCCCGGTCGAGCACGGTGGGTTAATGTCGATACGCTACCGCCAGCGAGCTTGTTGACCGATCCGGCGGTTCGACACTCCTGGAGTACATGCCAGATGGCGGCGAGGTAGCTGGCTCTCACCGAGCTCCACACGCGCCAACCCTTCGACGTGTTTAGCGCAGAGATGCACGCATTGACGGCTGTCGGTAGGACGGCACCATTCTCATCAAGGAAGGTCCGGAGGGAGACGCGAGGGTCGAGCTCAAGCAGGCGGATGATACTCCCGAAAGCTCGAAAGCGACAGATCTGGCCGGCGCTGGAGACATCCAGATGCACAACGTTCGCCTTTTTCGCGTCGATTACAGGAGCAATGTCACGCGCTGTCAATCGCGTCGGTCGGAACAAACCGAACCAGTCCACTTTCCGGTGCGTCTGGTGGCGCTCGTGCGTCTCAATGACAGAAGGGAAGACGTGGGAGTCTCCGGTGCATTGCCCGCGGACAGTGACGCCAGGTAAGTACGACACGAAGCAATCGCGCAGCTGCTCAAACAAGGTGTGCGACTCGGTCCCGCCATCAAGGGAGATGTCGACGTAGACCATAGCCGCGCACTCCTCGGGGTCGTCGAGGTCGGGTTGGTAGCCAATCTTAGCGAAGCGGCTCTTGGCGTACGGGACGACAGTCCAATCCTTTTTGACAGTGGGCGTGTACGTGATGAGCGCCCGTGCGGGCGGCGGGAGGTGCACTCCGGGGGTGACAACTCTGGCAAGGGGAGGATGTCCGCCGGCATCGGGGGCCGGCGGAATCGGTTCGATAACCGGCAAGACAGACACCTCGATGTCGTCGTCGGCATCGTCGCCTTCGTCGCCTTCATCACCCTCTCCCTCGTCAAAATCGTCATCACCTTCATCCCCTTCATCACTGTCGCCACCGCTGGGCTCGCTCTCGGTGACAGAAGGGGTGTAATGCTTTCGCGGCGGATAGTTAATAACCCACCCGACGACGTTGCCGACCACAGCCGGAGCTGGTAAGTCGTTTGTCGGCAACACTACCGGGTCGGCTACAGACGTGATAACCGCCACCCCCACGTCAGAAGACGGTAAGTTGTTTGGGGTGGCAGCTGCGTCGGCCGCGATTTCGCGTAGGGCGTCAAGTTGTCCGGCAGCCCGGTCCACTTCATCCGGGATCAGTGACAAGGCGTCGCTAACTGACAACCCTTCAAGGTCACCAGCTGGTTCGTCCTCCTCGTCGTCTCGACACTCGTCCAAATGAAAGTGCGGCATGCCTCTCATGCAGGCAGGGCAGAACTCCGTGGCACACTTGCACGGTTGCAACAACTTGCGAGCGATGCGCTTACGAGCAGCTGCGTTATTGAAAGCGTTTCTCCCGCCGCCGCCCCCGCTCCCAGCGCTCTTGGCGGCCCTCTCTTCTCGCTCAGCGGAGGTCAAGGGTTTGAGATGGGCGTGTTTGGGCGCACAAGAATAAAACGGGCGCGCACACGCTTCGTACGTCTCCTCGACATCGTCGCTATTGGTAGCCTCGCCGTTGCTCCCGTTGAGGACGGCGTGGTACTTGCTCCCGCGCCCATGCCCTTTGTCCAATTGGTCACCACGCAACAGCAATTCAGCCGCTCGTCGCCGCCGCTCGTATCGACGCCTCTCGCGCGTCAACTCAGGGGCCTCGGGCTCTTCATCCTCGCTGGCGTCGTCGAGCAGGTGCGCCCATTTTCGAAGGTTAGGGGGCAACAACTGGCCTTTAACGTACCCGCACAACGCAGTCAGTTCGGCGACACACGGGTGACGGTCGTCGTGACCGCCGCCGTCTCGACGCCGATCGCGCGTCACCGCGATCTCCTCCGAAAGGTGGTAGGCGATGCGACGACGCCGTTGGCGTTTCTTCTTCCTTTTAGAGTGTGTGGTCACTTTGTCGGCAGCCCTTAGTGCCATGTTGTAGTTGCCCGTTGACAGCTCTTGTGGAGCCGCCACCGGGTAATCACTCCCCGCAGTTAACGAGACTGCGGATCGATGTACCGATCCCCGAAGGCCCTTTGCCTCCGGTTTCAACGGAATTTCCTCATTTCTGTAAATTGTCACCATAGTTAAATTTGAGAAAGGGGGTTTGTAGCGAAGGTCGCTACGACCCGGTGGATGGCCACCGGCCGGCAGAGTGCAGACTGCCACTGTGCTGTTGTCTCGGTCAGCTCCGATCGCGGCGGACAGGGGTGTCGGCGCGCTAAACTTTGAAGAAATGAAAACAAAAAGATTTTGGAAGGCGGAGAATCGTCGCCTGTAAAGACACTCGACATTTGAAAAAGATGCGCGGAATGTACATCGCGAAAATAAGGAGAAAAATTGAAATTGAAAAGGAAGGAAAATTTTGACACGCGAAAGAGGTGTTTGAAGAAAATTTGAAATGTCACAAGAGTTGCTGGTGACTGGGGCCCGCGAAAGCAGCGCGCACCATGCGCGCCCCGAGACCCGCTGCCGCCCCTTTGACGTGCTGCCAGACTTCGGGGTTGGATCTCGCCAACCTGTCGGCGCCCGCCATAACCTGGGCTGCGAGACTAGGACCCATATTCACGATCGGGACTTGAGAGAACCCGGAAACCGCCTCCGGTCGCCATTCGATATTCTTGATAAAATCAAAAGAAATGATGGCATCCGGGGCAACCCCACGCCATGCGTAACCGAAAACTCGCGGGGCGAACGTCTCCGATGTGTCATCCTGGATAGTGCGCCCGCCGGGTGAGATGATGAGCGGTTTGAGCGTGGAATCACGGAACTTGTCGCTGCTCTCGAGATTGAGGCGGTAGATGGACTCGATCGTTTCGACTCCGAGGCGTCTCTTCGAAGCGGCGTAATTGAACAATTGTGAGACGCTCAGGCAAGCGTTGTCGGCATTTCCGATGAGCTCGGCGATCGGGACGTTCTGCAAGAAACACAACTCACCAGCGGAGTCGATCATCTTACCAAGGAACGTGATCGTCATACACGCAGAAAGGACGCGCGCGTCAGCGACGACACTACTCGCAACGAGGTTCCCTGCCGGATCAGTGATGTTGAACGCCGAGTTGTTCCCGAGAATCGCGGACTGCGCCCCGAACTTGCCGTACTGCGTGACGGCGTCGTTGCGTGGCGCGATGCCTGGGTCGGAGGAGAGGTAACAAAAGAGGTTACCGGGCGTGTTCACTGTCACGTTGTGGAAGTCGGGGCACCAGAGCATGTACCCGCTAACGTTTGCGGCACCGTTGGCCGTAGGAGGAAGAGTGAAGTTGGCTTTCGTGCGCGCGAGCATTCCGTCTGAAGAGCCATATAAACCCGGGACGAGCGTGGCTTCGCACGGGTCAAGGAGCATGCGCGTGTACTGTGCGAGACTGACTCCCTTCTGTGTCTGTGAACCGCCGCCGACGTTCTTGCGGCCGCGACGCCCGGCCTTCTTCCGAGGCTTTGATGGGGGGGCGCGCGCGCGCGGGCGGTTGTTCGCCCGGTTGTTAGATTTTTGATTGCGTTTGTTATTGGCAACTTGTAATAAGATGGTGAATAAGTCACTCCACCAAATGTTTGTGACGACCTAATTCGAGCGCGCTCTGCAGTTGGGGTGGGCGCTCCACTATTGTCACTTAGTGGGCCTTGACCTTCTTGAACTCTACGCGCGGCTGGCCCCTTCGGCTCGTGGGCTCAGGAAAACGTTGCGTAACGACTACGGACGAAGCGTCCGCGCAGCAAAGGGTTACACCTATGGCGGCGTGTCCATTCACGCCTTTGACACACCCCATGGATGCTGAAGCCTATTCGCTCATTTAGAAAACTCCCCGAGGGCGAAAACCGGC